TGATTCAATTATCAGCATTAACACACCAGTATTTCCAGAAGCAATTAATGGATATCGTGTAAGTTACTTTGGTGGCTACGACCCTATTCCTGGCGACTTAAAATTAGCAGTACTAGACTTAGTAGAATATTATTCACGAAACAATGGTACAGTTCATAGTAGCAGAGATTTAAATCCTAATACTACGCAAATTAATTATGTTTCGTCTACAAACTTACCTGCTCCAATTAAACGTATATTAGACCAGTATGTAGCGGACTTTACATGAGTGCAGAAAATTTCATTAAGTTTTTTAGAGATAAGAAAAAGGGTGGAAATTTTGAAGATCAAGCTGACTATGCTGATTATACTCGTTATGTGAATACAAATAAAACTTGGTTTAACAAAAACCGTGCAGATCTTGAAGCTCAAGGACTTAGCCGAAATGTTGGAGTTGTAGTATCCGAGTCTAAAGCAGCCGAATTAGGCGTTAGTCAAGCATTTAAAAACTTACAACAACAATTTACTGGAAATAGTGATATTTCAAAACCTATTGTAGACGTTGTAGACGGCAAAACTTTTATATTATTTCCCGAAACCCCTTTTAAAGACGGGGTCGAAAGAACTTTAGATAAGTACCTTGGAAGCGGTACAAGCGCTAAATTTAAAGAAATGGGCATGGTTAAAGGTCACATATACGGTATGATGACCGGAGCAGTTCTAGGTGCTAGAGACGAGCTTTACAAATATCTGTCTACGGGCAACATGCCTATCATGTCAGAAGACGAAGCAGATTATGCACTAGGATTTTTAGATAATCTAATACTTCACCTACAAAAACTAGATATTGAATCAGCCGAGCTAAAAACTCTTACAAGCCCTGTATTTTTAAAGTATAATAAAAGTGCTACTAATTTTCTTATTGAACTACAATCAGAGTCAGACAATGCCGCTAGTGCTAAGTTAGTTCAAAGATTGTCTGGGCAAAAGGGTGGAAGCACAGGTATTCGTGCACTAGTAAATCCTCAGTCCACACAAGCCAAAGCTTTAGCAGGAATATTAGATATATTATCCAAAGATGCTAATTTTTCTACTAGTGAAATTTTAGATTTTAAAAGCTCTCCTACAATGATGGACTTGCTAATTGATAAGATATTTGAGCCCGTAGGAAGAAAACCTAAAAATCCTAAGCAAATTAAGAGTCCAAAAATTAAGCTACCCAATGAAATAGTTATAGCTTATGTAGACGAAAAAGCAAAGTCTGAATATAGAAAAAAGTTAAGAAAAACTTTAAGAGAAGCTCAGGCAAATAAGCAACAAATTAAAAAGCAAAAAAGAAATATACAACAAGTAAAAGGTATAGATCTTGCTAAAGCTGATTTACTTAGCTTGACTAATTTAATTAATATCCAATTACAAGATGTAATTAGTGCTAATATGGGTAATGGCTCTGCTAAAAATGTTTTGAATTATAGGTCAGGCAGATTTGCTAGTACTGTTAAAGCTGAACACGCAACTATGAGTAGAGAAGGTATGGTCACAGTATTTTATTCATATATGAAGAACCCTTACGCAACTTTTAGTGAAGGTGGACGTCAGTCTTCTCCAAAAAGTAGAGATCCTAAGCTATTAATTTCTAAATCAATAAGAGAAATTGCAGCAGAAGCGGTAGCTAATAAACTAAGGTCGGTATCGTTATGACAAAAAGAATAAGTATTGTAACAGCTTTAGCTGGATAATTTAAACTAATAGATGGAACTGGTAAGTTTAAAAGTGACTTATCTGATAATAGCTACCCCAAGTTAAAATTCTGGGATGAGATTCAAGATTTTCCCGCTGTATACCTTACCCCAGGTTCCGAATTAAGAGAGTATTTACCAGGAGACTTTACCTGGGGATATTTAAATGTTAGTGTTAAAGTGTATGTTCGTAGCGAAAGTGAAGCGCAACAATTACTTGAAGACTTACTAGACGATTTGGAAAACGTAATAGATGCTAACCGAGTATTAGTATATGACATTACTAATAATCTGTCAACTACTGAAATATTAATTCAGTCAATAACAACCGATGAAGGGTTATTAAATCCTTATGGTGTCGGTGAAATAAATTTACAGGTGCGTTATGCACTCTAATTACCTAATAGTACCAATACAGATAAATGTCTAGTAAGTGTACTCCTGGGTTACTAACTACAAGGAATAGCTATGGCAGCAGTTAATTTAATTCGTAATAGTAGAGTCTTCTTTACTACTAACATCGACAGTTTTGGTCGTGTAAAAATTGGTGATTACAAAAACGCTTTAAGCGTCATGTCTGCATCTAATACTTTTGAAATTCAAGTGCTGGAAGGCATGAGCTTTTCACAAAATACTACTGTAGATACAGTTACACTAAATGAAGCAGGGGCAGCTCCTGTTCGTGGTCAGCGCAGTTTTAACACTGCACTAGAGCCAGTAGACTTTACTTTCTCTACATATATTCGCCCACACAACACAGGTAGTTTAATTACTGCCGAAGAGCAGTACTTATGGAATGCTTTTGGTGGTGCAGCTAACCTTGGTGCCGTTGGTGCCGCTTGGACCTCTGCAGCATCTACTGGTACAGTAGGATTTACTAATTCTAATAAACATCAATTACTGCCTTTTGGCTTAATTATATTATTTGACAATGCAGGTTATGTTATTGATAACTGCGCTTTAGATTCTGCTACTATTGATTTTGGTATTGATGCTATTGCAACAATAGCTTGGGCCGGTAAAGGTTCAGCAATTCGCGTGGTAGATGGTGCCACAGCTAGCACAGCAAGTCCAGTTGTGTTCTCAAACGTTGGATCAGCAACTAACTTTACAGGCACTAATAATGCCACTGCCAAAAATACTGCAGCTCGTTTTATTACTAACAAGTTAAGTACTTTAGTTGTTAATGACGGTATCAATGATTTTGTTGCCACTATTCCCGGATCCGTAACGACTGTTACAGTCGGTACTGCTGGTTCTGGATATACCTCTGTACCTACAGTAGCTTTTGCTGCGGCACCTTCTAATGGTACAACAGCTACTGGTACTGCAACACTATCTGGCGGCGCTGTAACAGCAGCAGCAGTATCTACCGCTGGTACTGGATATACAACTGCAACAGTAACATTCTCCGCTCCTCAGGTTGCTGGTGGTGTAACCGCACTAGGTACCGCAACAGTTTCTGGTGGCGGTGTAACAGCTATTGTAATTACAACAGCTGGTACTGGATACACTTCTGCTCCAGTAGCCGTTATTGCTGGTGATGGTACTGGCGCTACTGCAGGTGCAGTTACTATAGGTACTTCTACTATTACAGGTATTACAGTTACTAACGCTGGTGGTGGTTATCTTGTTGCCCCCGCGATTACAATTACTGGTGGTGGTGGTTCAGCAGCAGCAGCTACTGCTGCAGTTGCAACTAATGTTGGTTTTGTGTATACTATTGCTTTAACTGGTGGAAACATCACTTTTGCTAACAACTTAACATATTTGACACCTGCTAACTTAGGTACAGTTAACTTACCTATTACGTACTTCACAGGTACACGCGCTATTAGTGGCACTATCAATGCATACTTAAAAACAGGTACTCTTGAAAGTGGTGGACTGTTATCAAAATTGTTAGCTGATTCAACTACAACAGTTGATCCTAAGTTTACAATTAACGTACAACTTGGCGGACCTAGTACAAATGCTACTGGTGTTGAAATTAAGTTACCTGCAGCTATGTTGCAGATTCCTACAATTAACACAGAGCAAGTTATTTCTACAACAATTAACTTTACAGCCCAAGGTTACGCAGGTACTGGTTACGACATTACACAGTCTAACGAAGCAAGTATCGTTTATCGCGCAGCAGTTTAAGCTGCGGTCTTAGCAGCAAGTGCTGGGTTGATCTCCAGCACTTCTTTTCTAATTTATAATCATTAATAACAGGAATAAAATGGCACAAGAAATTAGCCTAAAGTCTCTATTAGTACCTTCAAAAACAGTAGAGGTAGAGTATCCAGGTTTTCCAGACTTTAAAGTAACCTTAGGTTACATCAGTCGTGAAACCTTAATCAATTTGCGTAAAAAATCGACAAAAACAAGTTATAAGAATCGCCAAACTGGTGATGAATTTAACGAAGAGCTATTCTTAGAACTATACGCTGAAGCAGCTATTAAAAACTGGAGCGGCCTTAAGTTCAAGTATGTAAATCTATTAGTTCCTGTTGATGTTTCAAAGTTTGACCAAGAAGATTTTCTGGGTTTCTCCAAAGATAACGCACTAATGTTGATGAAGAACTCTACGGACTTTGACACTTTTATTAGTGAAAAGGTAAATGACTTGGGAAACTTTTCCTAGAACAGTTTGATCGAATCAAGGAAATGATTACTAGTTACATGCAAAATAGCTCCCTTAGTATGACTAAGGAGCAATATTTTGAAATGTGCGAAATGCTAGGATCGGATCCTGTTGAATCGGAAATACCTATTGAGTTTAATGATTTCCCAGATGAAGTACAGCTTGCACTAAGCATTTATAGAATGTTGCGAGATGAATGGGAATATATGAACGGTAATTACTTAGGTAAGAACCTTAATGGTATATTCGACCTGTTCGAGGTATATGATATAGAATTCAAAGATAAGAAGTATTATCTAGAATTAATACATATTATAGATTCCATTAGAATTAGTGAAATTAGAAAGACTAATAAATCATAAAAAGCCGCTAAAATTTTAGCGGCTTTTTTATTGCTAAAAATTTTTTGGTTTGACAAATGATCCCTATAATGTTATAATGGTAACAAATAAATACACTATTGTAAATTAATACATAGTCAGGAGTGATACATGGCAAATAATCAAACGATTACGGCAACGTTGCAGGTAACAGACCCTGGAGCTACAGTTGACAAACGTACCAAGAGTATGGAGCGTTTAAACGCTGAAACTGACAAGCTACAGAAAAGCACTAAACGCCAGTCAGTAGCTGCAGCAATGTCAGAAAAAGCTGATTACAATGCAAGCAGGGCAATTGGACAAGGTACAGGGGCTAGTAGCCGAGACTTTGCAAAAGAAGCGCAAGGTCTTGGTGGATTAGTGCGTCTATACGCTACGTTAGCTGCTAACTTATTTGCGGCAGAAGCCGCTTTTAGAGCTCTCAGTAACGCAGCTAATACTGAAAATATGATCTCTGGATTAGATCAAATGAGTGCATCTAGTGGTCAGGCACTCGGAGCCCTTTCTAAACGATTTGTAGAAACAACCGGATTTGCTATTAGCCTACGAGACAGTATCGAAGCTGTAAGTAAAGCTTCCAGTGCTGGATTAAACCAACAACAAATTCTACAAGTAGCAGAAGTTGCTAAAAAAGCTAGTCAAAGCTTAGGCGTTAATATGAATGACGCAGTTAGCCGTTTAACTCGAGGTATCTCTAAATTAGAGCCTGAATTACTAGACGAATTGGGACTGTTTACTAAGCTAGGCAAAGCTACAGAAGACTATGCTGCAAAAATTGGTAAACCAGTATCTGCCTTAACAGATTTTGAACGCCGTCAAGCATTTGCTAATGCTGTTATTAAAGAAGGTATTGACAAATTCTCTAACATTAATATACCTACTAACCCATACGACAAACTGTTAGCTAGTTTGGCTAATATTGCACAAACAGGTCTAACCATAGTTAACGGAGTCCTGAAACCTATAGTTGATTTGTTAGCAAGTAGTCCTATGGCTTTAACAGCCGTAATAACTGCATTGGGTTTAGCCATATTTAAAAAGTTTATACCTGCTGTTGGGGAACTTCGCGCAAGTATGCGAGAAGAGGCAAATAAACTAGCCGATATGGCCGGAATACGCGCTGCAGAAGCTAAAACAGCGTTTAATCAAACGCAAGAATTACGTAAAAAAGCTCTTGGCCAAGAGTATAATGATATTGAGCAATTAAGTGCTGCAAAAATTGCAACTGCAGATGCTACTTTAAAGAAGATTGCTAAAAGCGGTATGAGCAAAGAAGCTCGAAAAATTACCGATCCAACACGAGAAATTAGTAGCATTACCCAAAAAGAATTAGCTTATATAGACGAGTTAGGAACAAAACAGACTAAGGTAAGTGCACAGTATAGAGCATGGGCAGAAGCTGTTCGCGATGCACATAGAATCGCTCAGGAAGAAGCCGTTAAAACTGCTAAGTATAATGATTTAATTAATAAACCAGCCTCAACATTTACTACTGCAGGTATAGCTCAGATAAGAGCAGAGTCGGCAAGAAAAGCAGCCGCAGGAAAGAATGTAGTAATTAACGCATCTGAAGTTGCTGCAACAGAATCATTATTTTCTGGTATGAAAAAGCTTGGAGAAGGTATTAAGACAGAAAAGCTTGGATTATTTAGAGGTGCTCTTACTGGAATAGCTGGAGCCGCAAATATTGCAGCAGTAGCTATAGGTAATATAGGCACATTCTTATCCAAGTTTCTAGGACCTATTGGCGCAATTATTTCTGCTTGGCAAATGTTAGATATGGTGTTTGGTACTGCCAGCAAAGAGATGGAAGAGTTGAAGTCTAAAGCAGAACAACTTTCAGAAGTTATAAAAACTGCAACAGAAGTTACTAAAAAATATGACATGACGTTGACAGTTTCTAGTATAAATGCTAAAGCAACTGCACTTGGTAACTTAGTAGATACTTTAGACACTAT